AAGCATATGACTAATAAAACTACAGATACAAAAACTGTTAAAACTTCCCGCGTGAGCGAAACTAGGGTTCAACAAGAAAAACCTAAAGTTTGGGCTCCTCCATCATCTCTGGATGCACCACCTGCGCCAGACGGTTTTAGACATAGGTGGGTACGTGCTGAAAGCATGGGTTTTGATGATACAAAAAACATGTCAGGCAAAATAAGATCAGGATGGGAATTGGTGAGAGCCGATGAATATCCAGGATCAGTGTATCCAACTACTGAAAAAGGCCAATACGCAGGAGTGATCGGGGTCGGTGGCCTATTGCTGGCTAGGATACCAGAAGAACTCGCAAAGTCACGTGAAGCATATTTTAATCAAATGAATGTGGATCGTAATGAGGCTTTAGAAAACGATGTTTTAAAGGAACAGCATCCAAGCATGCCAATCAATCAAGATAGGCAGGCTCGTGTAACCTTTGGTGGTACAAAGAAGGACTAATTTTTTAGTAATTCCTACCCGCCGATTTAACTTAATTTCCTTAAGGAGGAAAATAACATGGCAAATAAAGACGCACCCTTCGGAGTAAGACCCGCAGGTAAAGTCGGTCAGAATGCTGATAACGGTGGATTATCCGAACACATCATCACTGCTTCTGCAACTGCTATTACTCAAAACGACCTTGTAAAACTCAAGGCTGATGGGTCAGTAGAAGTAGCAGGTAATGGTGGTAATGTAGTAGGATCTCTCAACGGAGTATTCTTTACTGACGCAACATCTGGTAAACCAACCTTTGCAAATAACTTAGCAGGTAGTAATACCGCTACGGATATAAAGGGGTTTATCTACGACGATCCTTATCAAAGGTTCGAAGTTCAATCAAACAACAGCGGAGCTTCTCAGCTTACTGATATCAACAATTGTGCTGATATTGAGTATGCAGTAGGAACCGCACCGAGCATGATTTCCAATTCGGAACTCAATGATTCAACGCTAGCAGCGGGAGCAGCTACACTAAAAATTCATGGTCTTTCAAGAGATCCTGATAATAGTGATTTTGCTTCAGCAAACGTAAACTGGCTTGTATCAATTAATGAGCACGAATATGGCAAAGCTGTGGACGGTATATAATAATAGCATTTAGGAGGATTTTAATATGGCTATATCAAGACAACAACTAGCAAAAGAGCTAGAGCCAGGTCTAAATGCGTTATTTGGACTTGAGTACAAAAACTACGAAAATCAACACTCAGAGATTTTCGACACGGAATCAAGTGACAGAGCTTTTGAAGAAGAAGTGATGTTATCTGGATTCGCAAATGCCTCAGTAAAACCAGAAGGTTCTGCTGTGACTTTTGATAGTGCAAACGAAACTTTCACTGCACGTTACACTCACGAGACAATTGCTCTCGCTTTCTCTATTACTGAGGAAGCTGTTGAGGATAACTTGTATGATAGTATCGCTAAGCGTTATACTAAAGCACTAGCAAGATCTATGGCAAACACTAAGCAGATTAAAGCAGCGAACGTATTAAACAATGCGTTTAGTTCTAGCTTTACAGGCGGAGATGCAAAAGAGCTTTGCGCTACTGACCACCCAACAATTGCGGGTACTTTCAGTAACGAATTAGCTACTGCTGCAGATCTAAACGAAACATCACTAGAGCAAGCAATGATTGACATTGCTGGTTTCACTGATGAACGTGGTCTAAAAATTGCAGCAAGAGGAGTAAAAATGATTATTCCTTCTGCGCTACAATTTACTGCTGAAAGACTGATGAAAACTGCTAATCGTGTTGGAACTTCTGACAATGATATTAATGCACTTGTATCTAAGGGTATGATTTCAGGTGGTTATGTAGTGAACAACTACTTAACTGACACTGATGCATTCTTCATCAAAACTGATGTTCCTAATGGATTGAAAATGTTCCAAAGAGCAGCATTAAAAACTGCTATGGAAGGCGATTTCGATACAGGAAACGTTAGATACAAAGCGAGAGAAAGATACAGCTTCGGCTTCTCTGACCCTCGTGGAATCTTCGGATCTCCAGGTGCTTAATCTCTAGATTAAGAACTTATTAAAGGGGGCTTCGGCCCCCTTTTTTATTGCATCGATTGTAAATAAAGTTTATAATCGACACACTGCATATTAACTAGTTGGTATAGACGCGTGCAGTCGACAAATCTCAAGACTATGCTGACGGAAAACGGAGACAATATATGGCTAACTCAACATTTAGCGGTCCGGTTAGATCTGAAGGTGGATTTGAAGTAATCGACAAGAATTCTAGCACGGGCGCAATAACAACTACACTTGACATTGATGCAAGTGGAAACTTAAACGGTATTAGCGACTTTCATAATAGTGGTGTTAATACAGTTCCTTTAGGATTAAATCCTACATGGAATCTTAACTTTGGTAAACCTGACCAAGGTACGATTGCTAACGTAGATGACCTTCTTACTAACCCTAACCAAGCATTGAAATTATCAATGGCTTTAGAACAAGTAGCAAACCAATCTGCTGTTCTTACAGCAGCACAAACAGGTGCTATTTTTGGTGGAACAGGCGTTGTAGGAACTGATTTTGCAATCGCAGCTGGAGCTACAGAAATTGCAGCTAACCAATCAGTTGTAAGATACACAGGTAATGTTGGTTCAACACTAGCATTAACTGCATCAACTACTGACTTAGCTTCTGACACTCACAAAAGTTTAATTATTTTCACTGACAATGTAATTGCTGCTTCTGCAGTTCTTACTTTACAAGTGCATACAAATAATGAACTTGATGCTTCTTCTTTTGAAGCATTTGTTACAGGTGCAGGTACTAACGTGATGGAACGTGAAGCAGGAACTACAGATGCACATGCTAAGATTATCTTAACGGCATCTGGTGCTGAGACAACTATCAAAGCGGGATCATACATTTACTTTGAAGCTGCTGCTGATACAGACAGCATGGCTGTAAAAATGTGTATAAGAACTACTGGCGGTACAATTGCCGTAACAACTGCTAACAACTAATAGTTAGTAGAATAATAATGTGGGCCTTCGGGCCCACAGTTTCTTAATTAAGGAGGGAAACAAATGGCTAATACAGTAACAGGACCAGAGGTTCTACAAGAAAACGATAAGCGAGTAACATTAAAAATAATTGTGCAATCAGATGGTAGCACAAGCACTACAGTATTTTACGACGCTTCAGCACGAACAATAGCGGGAGCTGCCACAAGAGGAGCTTTACAAAGAATTTGGTTTGCATGTGACACTGGAGATGGTGGAGACTCATATGCTCGTTTGGATTTTGAAGATTCAGATGGTGACAGACCTTTACTTGGTCTAACAGGATCAGCATATTGGGACTTTAGAGAGTTTGGTGGACTACCACCAAGCACAGATGCTAATACAAATGGTGATATCAATATAGTTATACCAAGTGCAGCAGACGCTGGAAACATGTACACAGTTATAGCAGAGTTTATCAAAACCGGTTCAGTATAAGGAGTAAGCCATGGCTGTTTCAGGGTCTACAGATTTTAACATAGATGCCGCAGAAGTTATTCAAGAGGCTTACGAACGTTGTGGTCTTCAAGAAATAACAGGAAAAGACTTACGCACTGCGGTACGTAGTATGAACTTACTTATGGCTGAATGGGCTAACCGTGGCTTAAATCTTTGGACCATTCAACTTGGCACACAAGCAATGACTGCTAGTGACCCAGATTATTCTTTAGATACAAATATTATAGATTTATTAGAGGTATCTATTCGAGACTCTAATAATTTAGACACTTCGTTAGCCAGACTTAGTCGAGCAGACTATCACATGTTACCTAATAAAAGTACAACGGGTAAACCTTCTCAATTTTATTTTGAAAGAACTACCACACCTACTTTGTTTATGTACCCTACTCCTGATTTGTCTACGTACACAGTAAGGTATTATTTTTTAAAAAGATTGGATGATATCGATTTAGCAACAGACGACCCTAATGTTTCATTTCGATTTCTTCCTTGTTTGGTTGCTGGAATGGCATACTATCTTGCCATGAAAAAAGCACCAGAAAAAATTCAGCTGTTAAAAGCTGTTTACGACGAAGAGTTTGAAAGAGCTCGTATAGAAGACAGAGATCGTGCTAGTTTTAGTGCTATCCCTAGTAGAGGTTATCTTAATAATTATTAAAAGGAGAACAATATGATACAAACTTTAAAAAACAAGTGGAACAAATGGGTAGTTAAAAAGCCTAAACAAACAAAAATAATTGCAGCAGCAATTGTGGTCATTGTGGTTATTGCACTTATAAAATAATGGAAAAACGCAAAGTAACAAAATTCATTGTCATTCATTGTGCTGCAACTAGACCTAGTATGGACATAGGAGTTGAAGAAATTACACGTTGGCACGTTGATGGCAATGGTTGGAGTGATATAGGCTACCATAAGGTTATACGACGTAACGGTGTTATAGAAAATGGCCGTGATCTAAATATAATGGGAGCACACGCCGCTGGGTACAATCATAAAAGTATTGGTGTTTGTATGGTTGGAGGTATGGCAGATGATCTTTCTGCAGAAGACAACTTTACAGACCATCAATGGACTGCTTTAAAAGATTTAATAAAACAATTAAAAGTAGACTATCCTGATGCGGATATTATTGGCCACAATGAGATTAGTAAAAAAGAATGTCCGTCTTTTGACGTTCAAAAATGGAAAGAAGACAATTTATAATGGGACCACTACTCTCACTTCTACCTACGGTATTAAAGACCGGTGCAGCTATTTTTGCTAACAAACAAAAAGCAAAGATACTAATGTCGGACGCAGAACTTTTACATGCAAACAAGATGGCGACAGGAGAAGTCGAGTATCAAGCAGCAGTTAGAAACTCAAACGACAAAGGATGGAAAGACGAATTTGTCCTTATCCTCGTGAGCGCGCCCGTGATTTTATTAATCTGGAGTGTCTTTAGTGATGATCCAGAAATACAAG